CTCCCTTCGGTCACTGGAAAAACAAGGAAAATCCTACTATAGTATTAACTTTAAAACATTGGCACAATTGGCACAAACAAAGTCATTAGTGGGAAACCTTAGGTTTTTTTAATCAAAGGTATCACGTCCACGATATTTTGCTACGCAAAATCTCTTTCGGACTAGAGTGAACCATTTTCAAAAGAAAAGCTTATTTTTTTTTAATTATCATAGAACGAAATAGTAAGCTGTGAATCAAACTGGAAAGCAGCATTAAGAGCGCTTGAACCACCATCACAAACACCAATAATATACATCTGATCAGTAAGAAGGTCAGTAGCAGCCGTACCACCGTAACGCTGATGAGTCTGACCCGTAAAACGACCATACTTCTTAACATACCTTTGCATTTGAACACCAGAAACGGCATCTGCCTTGCAATACAGAGAAGCCGATGAAATAATCTGATACTGCTTATACCAATCCTCATTGCGAGCTGAATGTGTAGTGAACAGTCCATCAAAGTCGGGCTTTAGGAACGTATTAATATTAGGAGTAGTACCACGAGGACCAATATACTTAACAAGCCATAACTTAACATTACCAGGGTTAACACGAGACGACTGCTGAAGCGCACGAAGATGCCAGCGGAAGCCATGTAACTTAACGGATTCTCCATCACGTTGACCGTGCAGAGTACCCTCAGCAATATTAGTAATAGGTTGGAAATAAGTCTGGCCCAAAGAGGCACCAATAGTAGTAGCTGAAATATTCTGAGCATAGATTTCCTTTTCAGCATTGACCATAGTCTTGAGCATCATGACGTCTTTCGCGATACGTGACATTTTAAGGCCACCTCCACGAGACACGTAACGTTTCTTAATAGCACGTCCAGCAGCGCGAGCCACCTTTCGGACTCCGCGGCGAAAGTTAAAGCGAGTTGAGCGAGATTTCATTTTCGAAGTTAGTCAGACCTCTTTAAAGAATTTGAGAAGCGCGATTTATATATTGGCTGAAAGAAATTTTTTTTTTGAGTTTTTTTTTCGTTCGTCTTTTATGCGTCCGAGTCCGGCGTCAATCTCTCAAGAATATTTCCGAGATCAGAACGAATACGCCAAAACCGCCACCTATCCCTAGAAAGTTGATCAAGATTAGGGAAAACATTCATAAACACCCACACACGTGGTGAATCAAAATCCCAGTCCTTAAAGGAGTACCGTAGGTCATAAATATAACCATCCTTAATCTCCTCAATTGCGGTCATTATTCCGCCCAAACGTGTCTGTTCAACAGCACGTGGTATATTCACAAACACAAGCCCAGGAGTACGTAATTTACGAGCCATCATAATGTCACAAACAGACGCACGAAGTTTCTCAGCGTCATTGACAACAGGCACAACAACAGCACCATGGCGCAACCTGCACACATGAGCAGTAGTGCTTTTACCCGTGGCACCCGTAACATCCACAATAACATCAACCCAACGCGAATTAAATTCATTGCGGGACTCTGCAACACGTTCTTGCCAAGGCCTAAACGTTATGTCCCTATACTGGCGTGGTATGTATACCTCTTCGTCCTCATCAGTATCCTTCCACGGGCCTTCAATACGAGTATCCAATTTAGTAACATAAAAGGTCTCACCGCGCTGTGAGGTCACAACCGGCTCGCAATAATTCGCAAGCTTAAGTCCTTCCGACTCGCATAAACGAACAAGTTCATTCTTACGACGCTTTTTATTTAAAGATATCAATCCCTGCCAATGTACGTACCCAGAATCACCACGTTCCTTCTGGAATACCCATTGCTTACCAAGAGACTTCATAAAGTTCATTACATCCTCAAAAGAGGCTGCATGTTCTCCTTCGGCGTTCCACCTCAGTGCGTATTGAGTGCAAGCGTTCATTTTTTTATTTTATAGTGCCACGAAATTTTTTTCGGGCGGAACTTTTGGCACAAACTCAAACCCGTACGAGATTCATACGGATTTTCCTTAGGCGCTCCCTTCGGTCACTGGAAAAACAAGGAAAATCCTACTATAGTATTAACTTTAAAA